TTTGTCATATCGCACAAGACAGGTATGGACGATAGGTTCGATAGTGTGCTAAAATTTGAGAAAGTAAAAGGATTCAGCAGGTTAACCTCATGATCGGAATTGTTGGTAATGGTTTCGTTGGCAATGCAGTTTACCAGAACGTAAGAGATAAAGCACCAACCAAGGTTTATGACGTAGATAAGAATAGGTCTTTCAATACTCTAGAAGAGGTTCTAGATCAACAGTACATATTCATCTGTCTTCCTACTCCTATGAGAATGGATGGTAGTTGTGATCTATCCATCTTGGATAGTTTCTTTGCTGGTATCAAGCAGGAGGAGTATGTTGTTAAAGATACTGTCTTTATCATCAAGTCCACTGTTCCTATTGGAACCACCAAAGCATATGCTGAGAAGTATGAGTTTCTTACTATTGCTCATAACCCAGAGTTCCTCACTGCTAGGAATGCTGTGGTTGATTTTGCCAATGCAGAGAGAACTGTAATAGGTGGCAATCAATATGCTACTAGAGATGCAGCTAATTTTTATTGGAGATACTTTCATGAAACTCCAGTTATTACTATGAGTTCTGATGAGAGTGAGGCAGTGAAGTATTTCTCTAATACCTTCTTGGCTTATAAGGTAGCATATTTCAATAAGATATTTGATATGTGTGAGAAGGTGGGTATGGATTATAAGAATGTGGTAGAGGGTGTGACTGCTGATAGTAGAATCGGTACATCACATACTAGAGTACCTGGTATAGATGGTGACAGGGGTTTTGGTGGAACTTGTTTCCCTAAGGATATTAATTCTTTGATTGTCCAATTGGAAAAAGAGGACATCAATGCTGATATGTTCAAGGAGATCTGGAAGTATAACCAAGAGATCCGCACTGTTATTGATTGGACGGTAACATGAAACTAGAATTTTATGAAGGTAGGAAAGTATTAATCACAGGACATAAGGGTTTCATAGGAAGCCACTTGTGGAGTTTTATTCAAGAATCTAACTGTTATGGTGAGTGGCAAAATGAAAGATGGGATCTTTATGGTTTGGATTTTCCTAATGATATAGGATTCTTTAAACCAAAGGAGAAGTATGATTATGTCATTCATCTTGCTGCCTTTGCTGCTCTTAGGGAAAGTTTTGAAAACCCTGATAGATTCTGGGAGAATAATGTAGTCAAGTCTCAACCTATCTTTGATTATTGTAAGGAGTGTGATGTCAGACTATTGTATGCTAGTTCTGCTGGTGCTCATGGATGGTGGCAGAATCCTTATGCTATCACTAAGAAGGTGAATGAGATACAAGCACCACGTAATAGTGTGGGTATGAGATTCTTTAATGTGTGGGCAGAGGAGAATAGCAGACCTGATATGCTTTATAGAATGCTACAGGATAATACTGCTAAGTATATTACAAGACATAAGAGAGACTATGTTCATGTGCATGATATATGTACAGCAATCCTTACTTTAATTCCTAGTCACTTTAAAGGACATTTGGATATTGGGTTTGGTGAGTCTATTCCTGTGATGGACATAGCAAAGGCAATGGGAAGGGATTTGCCTATCAAGGAGGACACACCTGGTGAACCAGACAGTTTGTGTGCTGACATAAGGCAGTTGACTGAGTTGGGATGGTATCCTACAATAAATATTGTGGATCATCTTAAAGGTCATGACAGTACCCAACTGGCAACATAACTCAGGGAAACCACCCAAGAGAAAACTTAAACCACAGGCACTACGCCAAGCAAAGGAAAGGCGTGGACAGTTGATAAAGCGTCTACTCACCCACCCAAAAGGTGGGTTTTTTAGTATGATAGGTATATCAAAAGAAAAGTTACATGGCAGTTCAACAAGAAATTAAATCACAACTAGCTAAACTGCTTGCTACTGAAGACTTGGTGGTAGAGCATAAAGATGTCCCTACAGCACAGTTCAATGTGCATACTAGAGAGTTGCTTCTTCCTATGTGGGAAAAGGCAAGTAATCATGTATATGATATGTTGGTTGGTCATGAGGTAGGACATGCATTGTTTACACCTGATGAAGAGATGGGTGTAGAAGTACCTGCTCAGTTCTTAAATGTAGTAGAAGATGTAAGAATAGAGAAGTTGATGAAGAGAAAGTATCTTGGTATTGCTAAGACTTTCTATAGAGGATATCATGAGTTGCATGAGAAAGATTTCTTTGAAGTAAAAGATGAAGATATGAGTAAACTTAATCTTGCTGATAGGATTAACCTATACTATAAGGTAGGTGCATTCTTTGATGTAGATTTTACAGAGAGTGAGGATAAGATTGTTGAGTTGATTGGTAAGTGTGAGACTTTCAAAGAAGCAAAGGAAGCAGCAAAGATTCTTTATGAGTATTGTAAGGAAGAAGTAAATCAAGAACAGCAAACACAGAAGAATGAGGAAGAGGGTGATGGTGAGATGGAAGTACCTGATAATTCATCAGATCTAGAGACTGAAGAAGTAGATGGTCAAGAAGTTGATGATGAGACACCTGATGCAGAACCTGCTCCACCAGTAGCAGAGGAAGAGAAAGAACCAGAAGTTCAAACTGCTGAGTCATTGGAGAGTCATCTTCAAGATCTAGTAAGAGAGAATGCTGTAGAGAATGTTTATCTTGAAGTTCCTGATTTAGATTTGGATAAGATCATTGCTACTAATGAAGACGTTCATAAAGAGATTGATAGGTCATGGAAACAGCAGACAGACTTTATTCAGGAGCATACAGATAGGAAATCAAATTTATTTGAAGAGGTGGATGCAGAGTACAATCAATTTAAAAGAGATGCTCAGAAGGAAGTATCTTATCTTGTAAAAGAGTTTGAGTGTAAGAAAGCTGCTAGTGCATATGCTAGAGCTGCTACTAGTAGAACTGGTGTATTAGATACTGCTAGACTTCATACATATAAGTTCAATGAGGATCTATTCAAGAAGGTAACAGTTCTACCTGATGGTAAGAATCATGGTCTAGTCTTTGTTCTTGACTGGTCTGGTTCAATGTCCAGAGAAATGCTTGATACTGTCAAGCAACTTTATAATCTTATATGGTTCTGTAAGAAAGTATCTATTCCATTTGATGTATATGCTTTTACTAATGAGTGGAAGAGAAGAGAGCAAGATCCTACTGGTCAATGGAATCCAGTAGATAATGAGTTACCATATGAACCTCAAGAATATAACTTTAGAGTTGAAGAAGATTTTTCATTGATGAATCTCTTTACTAGTAATGTAAGAAATAATGAGTTGGAGCATCAATTAAAGAATATATGGAGGATTGCTAGTGTATTTTCTAACTACTATGGTAGCAGATATAGTTATCCTACTAGACTATGCTTATCAGGAACACCATTGAATGAAGCACTCATGTGTCTTCATCAAATTCTTCCTAAGTTCCAGAAAGAAAATAATGTAGAGAAGGTACAGTGTATTGTCTTGACTGATGGTGAAGCAAATTCCATGCCTTATCATGTTATGGTAAAGGATTACTTCAATTCTGATGAGTGGAAGATGGGACTAAAAGCTGTTAATTCTTCTTGTTGTTCTTTAAGAGATAGATCCTTAGGTAAGGTCTATAGGTTTGGTTATTCTTGGTGGAACTTTACTGAGGTTCTTATTAATAATCTACAAGACAAGTTTCCTTCATCCAACTTTATAGGTATCAGAGTTCTTCCTGTAAGAGAAGGAAGTAATATTATAAGAAGATATTGTGATGATCCTGCTGACTATGAGAAGTGCCTTAAGGATTGGAGAAAGCTAAAGACATTTACTATTAAGAGCAGTGGTTATGATGCATACTTTGGTCTTTCTTCTAGTGCTCTTGCAGATGATACTGAGTTTGAAGTTAAGGATGGTGCAACAAAAGGACAGATTAAGACTGCTTTTGTTAAGTCACTAAAGACAAAGAAACTAAATAAAAAGGTGTTAGGAGAATTTGTTTCTTTGGTGGCATGAAGACATTCAATCAATTTTGCTCTCAGTTAGATGAGAGTAGTCTAAGTAGAATTAAATCCAAGTCTGATAAAGGTGGCATATCTACAATGTCAGCATCTAGAGCAGATAAATCAAAGAAAGAAAATAAGGCAAGAGCAAAGCAGTTA